TCAATCTTGAACAATCTAAGAGAGGTGCAAGTGTTACCCTGCCTATCAGCGAAAATTTACTTGAAATGTTGAAGGAACAGAAACAAGACTATGACTTCCAAGAATATGTCGCACCCTATCCAAGCACCCTAAGAGGCTCATACAAGCCTTATTCACTTCATAGGCTATCTATAGTAGCAAGAAGGGTTATCAAGCTCTGTGGCTTACCTAATGAGCTTAGAATAGCTGATTTAAGAAGGACAGGTACTACTGAGATGGTAGAGGCAGGTGTTTCAATGGGTCAGATTATGTCAGTTACAGGTCATGCAAATCCACAATCTGTTAAGCCTTACATGAAAAATACTTATGAAAGTGCAAAAAGAGCCTTGACAACTAGAAAAAATTACGATACTAATAATTAAATGATACATATTAAGTGATACACATATGAATGTATATACATATATAAATGATTTACACTTAAATGTAGGAGAAAGTAAAAGATATAACTGTCCACAATGTAATGGATATAAAACTTTTAGTGTTACAAATAATATGGGCAATCTTTTATGGAACTGTTACAAGGCATCCTGTAGATTGTCAGGTTCAAAAAGAATACACTTATCTGTTGATGATATAAAGACATCATTACAATTAGTTAAACAACTAGATGATACATTTACTATGCCTGAGTACATAGTTCATCATGCAGATAGACCTGAGATTATAAAATTTACAAGTGAATATGGAATTGATTACAAAAGAATACCACTCTACTATGACATCAAAGATAAGAGGATTGTTTTTCCTATCAAGGATAATGGGATTATTGTAGATGCCATTGGTCGTTCTACAACTTTTCGATTACCTAAATGGAAAAGGTATGGAAAAAATAACTTGCCTTTTTCTTTTGGTTGTGGTAATGTGGGAGTCGTGGTTGAGGATTGCATAAGTGCCTCTGTTGTAGGTGGTGATGTTTTTGTAGGGGTAGCTGTGTTGGGAACATCATTGAGTGATGCACATAGAAAGTACCTATCGCAATTCTCAACTGTGATAATAGCACTAGACCCTGATGCAATGCCCAAGACACTAGCCTTTGCAAAAGAGTTAAGAGGTCATGTAAGTGATGTAAGAGTTTTAAAATTAAAGGATGACTTAAAATACAGAAACGAAGAAGATTTAAATAATTTATACAACCTAACCCCTAAGGAGAAACAACATGGAACTATCGTTAATTAGAAGTTTAATGGACAAAAAATTCTATGATGAACATAGAGGAGCAAAATGTCCTGATAGATTGTTTAGTAAAGATGTAAGAAAAATTAAACAGGCTATCGACAAGGCTATGTCCACATATGAAAGAACAGTAACACCTGATGAGATTGAAGCCTTGTTTATATCAGGCAATCCATCAATGACTACTGCACAAAAACAAGCCTACTTGAGTTTGTTTACACAAATAAAAAAGGAGAATCCACTTGGAGAAGATGTCGCACAGGAAGTATTATCTAAGCTATTTCAGCAGGTGGTTGGCGAGGACATTGCTAATATCGGCTTTGACTATGTTAATGGTAGTAAATCCTCTCTTGAACCCATTAGAAATATTCTTGAGATATATGGAGAAGATTTTACACCTAACCTTAACATAGAGTGGGATGACATGAGTTTGGAAACTTTAATATCTAAGAATAACCTAGAGGCTAAGTGGACATTTAATATTCCTGCATTAACTACAAAAGTTGAGGGAGTTTCTGCAGGACATTTGATTGAGATAGGTGCTAGACCAAATACAGGTAAGACATCTTTTCATGCATCATTAGTTGCTAGTACAGGTGGCTTTGCCCACCAAGGTGCTAAGTGTGTTGTGTTATGTAACGAAGAATCAGCACACAGAGTTGGTGCAAGATATCTAACATCAGCTACAGGTATGACAATGCATCAAATAAAAGCTAATCCTGATAAAGCTAGAGATAAATATGAGATAGTTAAGAAAAATATATTTATTAAAGATGCATCAGGTCGTGACATGGCATGGGTTGAAAGTGTTTGTAAGTCTTACAAGCCTGATATAGTTATACTAGACATGGGAGATAAGTTTGCTAGGTCAGGTGGGTTTGCTAGAACAGATGAAGCATTGAAAGCTAATGCTATTCATGCTCGACAGATAGCAAAGCTACACGACTGTGCTATATTCTATATGTCACAACTGTCAGCAGAAGCAGAGGGCAAGATATATTTGAATCAGGCTATGATGGAAGGCAGTAGAACAGGCAAGGCTGCCGAAGCTGATTTGATGCTATTGATAGCTAAAGATGCAGTCAAAAATCCTGATGAAACTGAAGAAGGTCCTGCTAGGCATTTGAATGTTGTTAAGAATAAATTATCAGGTTGGCATGGTAAAGTTATTTGTGAGTTAGATTACTTGACTGCGAGGTACGAATGAAACTAACACTTGATGTAGAGAACACAACAACCAAGAGAGATGGCAAGTTACATCTTGACCCATTTGAGCCTGACAATAAGTTAGTTATGGTGGGTTGCCTAGAAGATAATGGTGCAATGCATTTGTTTAATACAGATAGAGATGCAGATTCTTTTGATGCTATACAAAAGCTATTAGACAGGGCAACTATATTGATAGGACATAACATAGTCTATGATTTAATGTGGTTGTGGGAATCAGGTTTTAAGTACGAGGGTGCTATCTTCTGTACAATGCTTACTGAATATATTTTACAAAGAGGTATCAAGCAACCTTTACATTTAAAAGATTGTGCTGAAAGATATGACCTGCCAACTAAGAAGCAAGACACTTTGAAAAACTATTTTGCAAAAGGTTATGCTACTGACGAGATACCTAGAGATGAATTGACAGAATATCTTGTAGCAGATTTAGAAGCCACACAACAACTAAGTCAAAGACAATATGTAAGACTTAACAAAATAGATGATGCAGTATTAATGGATACAGTTATATTAACAAACCAAGTGGCAGTAGCATTGGCAAAGATATATCAAAGAGGATTCAAAGTTGATGTTGATACATTAGATAATGTTAAGACAGAGTTTCAGAATGAGAAGATTGCCATTGAGAACAGACTGAAAGAACAAGTTATACAACTAATGGGAGATACACCTATTAATTTAAGCAGTCCTGAACAAATGTCTTGGGTTATTTATAGTAGAAAGCCTAGAGATAAGGTCATGTGGGCAAATTCTTTTACACCTTATATGCCTGACAAGGATTATAAGAAAACTATTAAGACTAATTCAGACATAATGTATAAGACAAAAGCACAGAGATGCCAAACTTGTCTTGGTGCAGGTAAAATAAGAAAAGTTAGAAAGAATGGCATCCCATATGCCAATGATAATATCTGTACTGACTGTAAGGGCAATGGATATCACTTTAAACCTACATCCTCTATAGCAGGATTAAAGTTTACACCACCTAATGCCAAGTGGGTTAGTGCAAATGGTTTTACTGTCAATAAAACAAACTTAGTTATACTACAGAACATAGCTAAGAAGAATAATTTAACAAATGCTTTACAATTCTTAGAAGACTTACAAAGATTGTCAGCATTAGAAACATATTTATCATCTTTTGTTGATGGCATAACAACACACATAAAACCTGATGGCAAACTTCATGTCAGGTTACTACAACACAGAACTTCTACAGGAAGATTTAGTGGTGCTGACCCTAATATGCAGAATATGCCTAGAGGTGGTACATTTCCTGTTAAGAAAGTATTTGTATCACGTTGGGATGGTGGACAAATATTAGAAGCTGACTTTGCTCAACTTGAGTTTAGAGTATCAGCATTCCTATCACAAGATGAAACTGCAATGAAGGAGATAGAAGATGGATTTGATGTGCATAGCTATACTGCTAGTGTTATTAGTGATGCAGGGGAAGAAACTTCTCGCCAAGAAGCGAAAGCACACACGTTTGCACCCCTCTACGGAGCAACAGGATTTGGCAGGACACCTGCTCAAGCTACATATTATAAACACTTCACAGAAAAGTACAAAGGC